TTTTTATATACAAAACTATTTGTGCTTTTATAATTAAAAAATAATAAAGTACAGGAGTCTCTTGCAAACATACTGTTCTCATACATAGCCGCTACATTATAGTAATCATACCAAGCTTGACTGTATTTTGAAATTTCCTCTAAATCTTCCTGTGTAAGATCAGGGTTTATTTTTAAAACCTCTGTAATAGGTACAGTTTTTAATTCTCCCCAATAAAAACAATCCTTAAAATAAGGATCTTCAGTATAGCTATAAACAACGTTTGCTGGATCTACATAATCAACTCTAATTCCATCACCCTGTTGAAACATATGTTTAGTCATTCCTATTCCTAAAGTTGTTAGGTCCATATCTACTCGCTTTCTTACGTCCACATAATGGTTTTCCTCCAACATGGTATCTATAGCAATTTCATTTGCAATTTCTATACCTGGTTTATAATTTAACTGCATATACAGTTCCATCTCAGAATCACTCGATGGAAGAGTTTCTGGGTCCACCTGGAAAACTTCCATTTTAAAATCTCTCTCTACTTGTTTAAATAAATCTTGAGCAGCTACATTGATCTCTACCATTTGCTGGAATTGACTTCTCTTTTCAGCAGACATAGCATCTGTCGCTACACAGTTTACTTTAAACATTCTATCTGCCATTCCATTTACCACAATATCCACAAACTTTGGTATAATAGGAACTGGAGTCCAGTCTAAATTTAAATACGATAAATCTCCATCTACCGCTAACTCATTTTTGTATTTTGCTACTGACTGCTCTCCCCTGGCGTACAAACGTAAACGGTTAAAGTCGGCCCATTGGTTATAAAACCTACAGTTCATTCCGTCTTTACGAAACCATTCGTATTGTATAGCCTGACCTACTTGTAATCCAAACTCTTTAGTAGCCTTCTTTTTGTCAGAGACAAACTGATCAGGAAAGGCAGCAGATTGTATATCGATTTTTACTGCTTTCATGTAATTATTTTACTAAGTGTACTCTTATTATTATATCTTGCAAAGTTAACACTTATTTTTGATTTTTGTTTAGATGGTGTGTATAAGTGCTTTTGATTAGCCATAATCGCTAATCCCGAACTAATAGCTGCATCAAACTTAGTTCTATTACTAATATCAAACTTTGCCCAGTCCTCTAAAGTTCTTTGAAAATACATAGTTCCCATGTCATCCGTCTCCCTATAAGTACCTTGAGAATCTATCCCTACATGTTTCTCAATATACGATTCTATTGCTGACGCATGAGACTGTTTTACATCCTCAGATGTATTAGGAATACCGCCTAATTCACGTTCAGTTTTAGATAATTTATTGTAAGTTTTATCAGGCCTATTCATGCAATACCCTCTGTACCCTCGGTTTTTAAAATGATATAGTAATCGCGGTTTATTATTCTCACACAAAATAGGCATTCCGTAAAATATACAAGCCATTAATACCTCTTCAAAAAATATCTCTGCAGTTTGAGGACGAGCTATATATTCTAAAAAAAACTCATTACTTGGAGCGTCATCCATATTAAATTTAGTTAAGCCGTGTAAAGCACCATTAGATCCCTTACCAACCACTACCCCAGAAATATCATAAGAGTCACATCCAAATGAACCTAAGTGTTCATTTCCTGGTTTTTTACGACCTCTCTCTGTAATCATTCTATTTTGCAAATGCTTAGCGGGAGTCCAGCTTACTAAAAATCTTCCACTTCTATTGGGCGACCAAATCACTTTAGTGTCTTTAATTCCATTTTCCCAACTAAAAGAACCTCGTGTTAAATGATGATCTATAATTAATGAATCATTATAATCTATCTGATGATAAATTTTAGTTAAATTAAATAGAGATTGCTTGCTCTCATCTCTAAAAGCGTGAGACTCGGTACGTGGAAACTGGCGATAAAATTCATTTAAAGCATCAGGATCTTGAGCTAAAGAGTCTACTTCATTCTTCCAATAATCTACCGCTCCTACCTTTATATCTTCACCGTCAATACCTATTATCGCTTTAGCTGGTGTTTTTAAAACAGGCATTCCGTATCTATCTATATATCCTTCAAAATTCCACTCCATTGGAACAAATAAACAATATAATCCCGATTTAGTTTGGCCGTTTGCATTTCGTTTATTAGGCATTGAATCTTCATATAAAGATTTAAAATTTGACCCTCCTTTATCTAAAGCATTAGAGGTAGATCCCATCATACATTTGCCAATTATCTTACTACCTAAACGCAAACATGTTTTAGTTACTCGCCAGTTATTCAATATGTTATCTGGTTTTTCCCACTTACCGCTTTCATCATGTAAAAGTAATTGTAATTTTTCTCCATCATAACTATTATCACCAGTATTCTTCCAGTCAATAGTAGTATCTAACCCTTCCAACTCCTCATCCGCTAACGTATGCATATTCTTTTTTGTAATCTTTGAGGCGGGAACTCTGTATGCTAATTCAGTTTTAGGTTTATCCATACCATCTTGAATAGGTTTAAAAAAGAAAGGGTAGTTATTAGAAATAGGAACTACTTTATCTGTAAACATTTTTTTAGCGTCAGCTCCTGTTTTAGAAAGTATTCCAATACGAGCATCTTTAGTTATAGTAGCTTTATTAACTCCTTCACAAGAACTCATAAATGAAAATCCAGAACGTCTGATTTTTAAGTAACACATTCCAAAACTTCTTTTATCCGCTTTACAAGCTTCCCAGAATATATAAAATATTCTATTAGCTTCTCTAAAATCAGGATTACCTACATCAATCTTAGTCCACTGTAAATACATATAATGAGTTCCTGTGATGTAAATAGGTATACCATTATTCATAAACCAGTATCCTTGCTCTCTTCTATCAAACTCTGTTTCAATATAATCTACCCATTGAGACTTAAAAACATCAGGTGTTTCATGCCATTGAAATATAGATTTAATACGGTTAAGTTCTTTAGAAATAGGTTTTGCTTCCCAATACTGCTCTTCTTTTTTTAAAGACCTTTTATCTATATCTTTTGGAGGTTTAGGTAATGCAATTTTTAATCCATTAATTTCAATAACGGTTTCAATTTGTCCGGTCTTAGATATAACCACTATATCATATTTTTCGTTATACCCATATAGCCACGTTCTTCCCCTATTTTTATTAGAGACTACTGATTTAGGAATCAGGTTTGGTATTTCTTTATATAATTTATTTTGATCTTGACTCTGCAAATCCTTTTAGTGTATTGGTTTTTTTATCAGCAATATTACCATCTAACATTGCGCGCTCTTCTTCAATTCTTTTTAATATTTCAAAAGCATCAAATATGGCTAATTTTTTAGTAGCTGCTGCGTTTTTTAATCTATCAGCAGCTAACTCATCATCTTTATCGTATTTGATAATATCCTCTTTAGCTACCTTAACTAATTGTTTTACAGCTTTCTCAGCTGCCAGTATTATATTTTCCTTAAGACCTCTTATATCCATCTTTTATTTATATTTATAAAACATTACAAAAACTTGCCTTCCCGCTTCCCAAGACTTGTTAGGGTACTTACTATGAAAATAACTTGCAGGATAAGATACAATTCTATTTTGTTCATAACCAGCTACAGATGAAAGCCTCCACATATCCAACTCTTCTGCATCTACTCGTATCATACGATCATATTCTTTATCTGTTATATGTTTAGGTAAACTTTTACCATACACTTCATGCTCCCAAAAAGCTGTTCCGTGAAGTTCTTCTAATTCTCGTGGAGACATATATAAAACGATAGCCCTATCAGGCTTCTGTCCTTTAATATTTAAATCAGAATGAATTCTCCAATTACAATCTAAGCTATTTGTAGACACTCTAAAGAAGCTTAATATATTTTCTAAAGGTCTACCCTCTACTGACGATAGCTTTGTTAAAACGTAATTATTAAACGATTCTGGAGATTCTTGAGTGTAAAAATCTTTATCTCCCACGGTATGTTTTATAAATTCTCCTTTATTAAGATAATTAGTTGCTATCTTAAATAATTCAGGTTCTATAAAATCATCTATTATATGTATCATGCAATAAAAGTTATATGACTTGTAAACATTCTATAAAGCTTTTCTCCGTCTATAAAAAAGGGATATTCACTTTCTGGAACAAAAGAAACTTGATCCCCCTCTTTTACTCCTAAATCAAGTAGTTCTTGATTTATATATTTCATTACTCCAAATAAAGGCTCTTCACCACCTGGCTTAAAAATATAAGATTCTTTTATAGGAACGGGTTTTACAAAACAATATTTACCCCACGCATGCCATTTATTATTTTGTTTATACATAAAAAATTGGTCATTGTCTACTAAAAATAAATTATCTTTTAAATAGCTTCTTCCGCTTTTTTGACGACCCTTCATGTCATTGTAAAACTTAAACACATTATGGTGAACTAATAAAGCGTCTCCTTTTTTAATAGGACCATTGTAATTAATAGGAGTCTCTACAACAATAGCAAAACGGTTAGAGGCGGTATGATCTTCTTCAGAGACACTGGTAATAAAGTTAATTCCAGATATTTCTTTTATGTTATCATACCTTCTATCGTCTACTGGTGTAACAATAAAACAATATGGTGACTTCATTAAAAGTTAATATTATATTCTAATGAAATTGGAAGTGTATTTAAAAACTCTTTCCACACAAAAAGTTCATCCCCTTTTTGTACCCAAATACGATAAGAGTTTTCTTGAGACTGAATAAGGTGTATAGTATACTTCCCTCCTAATACTTCTTGCCCTTGTATGTAGTGCATAGCTCCAGACTTGTAGTCGGAGCCAATTGATATTTTTCTGATGTCCATTTCATTTTATTTTTAATTTAATTTTTATCGTATATGTAATCTGACTTGCCCAAAAAATCTTAACCCACCACCTGCCGGGGGACTCGTCTCAAGAATAGCTGCACCACCCGTGCTATTAAGGAAATTAAACATTAGATATATAGCACTCCCTCCAGTAAGGACTTTCTGTCCAGTTGTCCATGAATCTACATCTGCTTCACAACATATAGACCATCTGGCATTTCCTGCTCCTGGTCCTGCTGCTGGGTAAAAAGTAATTTTACATGCTCCCATTTTTTCCAGCTCTATAAAAGCTTGAGTGTTACTACATGGATTCCCTCTCCAAAGCTGCACCTCAACAGTTGCTAAGTCTCCATAAACAGTATTAAATTGGCTGAATGATGCAGACACAGAGAAAGCAGCTAACTCTCCTGTGTAATCGCCAGGAGTTAAATAAGGACATGCCCATATAGGCATGTTTACACCTCCCTCCAGTCCACTTATCAGTTGATTACTTCCTGCTGGATTCATATTGCTACTCCACCAAGAGTAATCATCCATAAATATTGATGTATCATTTAGACAGGATGAATTAGGCGCAGCATTAAATCCTCTTGGACTATTCGTGGTAAGTCCCCTCCATACTGTAGGAGATGCGTTATATCTATCAGCCCAAGCTTGACCACAGAAGTTAAAGTCGTCTGTTATAAATATACCCGTGTTTTTAGAGGCGAGAGTTGACACAGTTACCGCGCCCGTACTTGCACTTAAACTTATTCCTGTCCCTGGTATAAGCGACGTAACTCCTGTATTAGATATGGTTACTGAGTCTGTTCCTGAAGCTGATACTGTAGATATTCCAGTTCCCGCTAAAAGTGATAAGGTATCATTCTGTGTTATATTAACGGTTGATCCTGTACTACCTTGTACGTCAAAGTTAGTAGCTGATCCTGTAGAGCTATCAATAGTAAAAGTGTTAAGAGCAGTATCGTAAGATACCGTAGTTCCCCCTGTTCCTGTTATTTTGGAAGTACTGGTAGGGAATCCATTTTCCTCAAGTTTTATAAAGGTATTACTGTTACCAGTATTAATAACCCCACCACTTAGAGAATAAATATTACCCGTTGGGGTTCTCCATACACCATCCCCGCTATAGAAGGTAGTTGAACTTGGTGTTCCACCATTATCTTTTAATGCAATTTGTACTTCAGTACTTGGAACTGTAGAAGTCTCTATTCCTGCACCTCCTGAATTAACTAATCCTACAAATTTAAGAGTATCCCCAGCATTAATAGTCCAAGCAGGAGACGTGTTTACATCTGCATCAGCAATCCAGCCTGACCATTGCGTTGGTATAGCTGGGAAGTCCTGTAATATCCCAGAACCATTTATAAAGTGCGATGCACCTTTACCTTGCGCTTCAAGATCTAAAATTGGATCTGTAGCTGTTCCTCCTACTGTAGCAATATATGCAGGATCTCCAGCAACTGCTGTTTGTGGGCCTGGGGTAGTATAAGTATATCCTACTGAATCTACTTGTCCTGATGCTGACGGCCAATTAACCGGTGTAGTATCTACGTCCGTCACGTGACCATAACCATCTGCCGTAATTCCTGTAACTAAACTAACAGATGTACCTGGGGAAGGAGATACAGCTGGAAGTGTATTCTGATTAGATGTAACCCCAGCATGTGCAATTGTTAATTTGTTAGTACTTGATGACTGAACTTCCATTATCGCACCAGCGTTAAACTCAATTAAGTTGTTTGTAGTATCTACTGTCTCTGTAGTACTTCCCGCTTGATTACCAACAAACTGGAATGAAGACAGTCCTGTACCTGCTGAAGCGTCTATTGTCAACTCAGTAGCGCTTGTTCGTGTTATTGTAACATTGGTCCCTCCTGTTAAAGTTATATCAT